GGAATTAATTTTACCTTCCAAATTCAAACATCCCCAAGAGGTATAGCCGAAGCGTTAATTATTGCTGAAGAGTGGCAAGGAGATGATGATGTATGTTTAATTTTAGGAGATAATATTTTTACAGGTATAGAACCTTTCAAATGGTCAAAAGAATGTGGAGCACATGTTGTGGGTTATAGAGTATCTAATCCTTGTGACTATGGTGTAATAGAAACAAATTATAGTAATGGTCGTAGAGGAGTTAAATCAATAGAAGAAAAACCCATGGATCCAAAAAGTAATATCGCAGCGACAGGAATTTATTTTTATGATAAGACTGCTGGAGAAAGAGCTAGAAACCTTACACCATCTGATAGAGGAGAATTAGAAATTACCGATCTAAATAAAAGTTATTTAAGCGATAACTTGTTGTGCTACAGTGAGTTAGATAGTAACTACGCTTGGTTTGATACTGGAAATCCAGACGATTTGTTTGCAGCTTCTATGTATGTCAAGTCAATACAGGATAGAACTCAGACTATGATTGGTTGTATAGAAGGAGAAGCATACAAGCAAGGATTTATAACTCGCGACGAATTTAGAAGTATAAAGAATAGTATGCCTAGTTGTAGTTATCAGACAAATATGGTAATGAGTTACTTTTTAGATTAAATATCTCTATGAACCGGAGACAGTTTATAGGGTCGTTAGGTTTAACATTTGCGTTACCTCAATTAGAAGTTTTTGGTAGTACTACTACAGATATAAAAAGACTAGCAGTAGTATATGTACCTAATGGTATAAACATGAGCCATTGGACACCAAACGGGTACGGAGATATTATTGATATACCTAATACTCTATCTCCTCTACAAGATCATTTAAAGGAAACACAGGTCATTTCTGGTTTAACACATGATAAAGCCCGAGCAAATGGCGACGGGGCAGGCGATCACGCAAGAGCAGCTTCTACATTTTTAACAGGTAAGCAAGCTCACAAACACGAATCTAAAATTAGATCTGGAAAGTCAGTCGATCAACATATTGCAGACAAGTATAATGGAGTTACGAGATTTGATAGTTTGCAGATCACAGGTAGTAAGTCACGGCTAGTAGGTAAATGTGATTCTGGTTATAGTTGTGCCTATCAATATAACTTATCTTGGAAAAACGCACAACAACCAATGGCTGCAATGCATGACCCACAAGATATTTTTAATAGACTCTTTAATGTTAAGACATTAGAACAAAAACATTTAGCGCAAAAAAAGTCTATACTTGATTTTGTTTTAGAAGAAAGTAAAACTCTCGAAGGAAAATTACCTGCATCAGATAAAGTTAAATTAGACGAATACATGTATGCTGTAAGAGAAGTTGAGAAAGATTTACAAAACAGAGAACGGTTTAAACTTGATAAAGATTTTGAGTTTGATTTTGAAGTTAACAAAAAATCTGATAAAATAAGATTATTATACAAGTTAATGCATTTGGCATTCTTAAATGATACGACAAGAGTCGCTACGTTCTTAACTCAGCATGACGGTTATAATGGGCCTCATAGAGAGATTGGTATAGCAGATGGTCATCATAGTTTATCCCATCACCAAAAGGATCCTAAGAAATTACACCAACTTGCAATGATAGATTTATACAACGTAAGGTTATTTTCTGAATTTATTTCTGATCTTAAAAAAGATAACTTGTTGGAGAATACAGATGTAATTTATGGTGCAGGTATATCAGATGGTAACAGACATAATCATGACGAGTTACCTGTTTTGTTAGTCGGCGGTAAAAATAAAGGTAAACACTTTAGAGTAGAGAAAGAGAAGCCTATGTGTGATTTATTTGTTAGTTTGTTACACAAACATGATATAGATATGCATCACTTTGGAGATTCTACTGGTGAACTTAACGTAGTTTAAATTAATTTAGCCTCTATACGAGTAAATTCAAAAGTAGCAGAAGCTCCAATTTCATCTGTATTATTATAGTTCCATTGTATCTCTGATAGACTTGTAGGAAACGCTCCAATATAATCCCATTGTATCTTTCTGTTCTCGTATTCATCTAATCCAAAAACAGTTAAGTTAGAAGAATAAATTGGCATGACTTTACCGGGTTGATGATACTTTATAATCTCGTCTTCATTAACTGTACCTTTTTTGACGTCGTTTAAAACGTCTAGCCATTTATATATAGCCCAGTAATTGTTATACTCTGTATCTATTTTAAAAGTAATATTAAGAGAGGAGTAAGCTGGTCGGGCATGGGAACTAACTTTTATACTTTGAGAGCCATAAGGCACAGTTTGTTCGGGTACACTTATTGCAGGAGTTACTGCACCAGCAATACTAATCTCAAAATTGTTTGGCATTACTCTATTATTATTGCGAGTAATATTATCGGTGATATTTTTAATACCTTCTGGTAAATTCAATACTAAAATGAATTTATCTTGTCTATTTTTATTCAGTGGTGATTGATTCATACGCGTGTCCAACCTTCAGCTTCTAACATCTCCATATCCGATGGGTCGCCGTTGCCAAAAATATTTATGTCTTCAAAGTGTACTGGGTGAGGGTTCCAAGTATCATCTATATTTTGTAAACTATAATCTTGGAGAAAATTGCTAAACTTTTGATCTACATATGCTCCTAGTTCTAATCGAGCAGGTCTTTGATTTCCATCAATTTCTAATACATTATAATAGCGTTGTACTAAAGTATTGTCTAATATTAATAATGCCCAAGTTAAAGACATAACTCTATCATCAAATTCATAACCCGGCTGAGCAGCCCAAGAACCGTTAGGATATCTTACGAAATTCTTAAGTTCTTCAACAGCTTTTGTAGAGTTAAGCTTAACACATTTTAGCTCGTTAACCCAATATCTCATATTAGTAATACCTTTGTATTTTGTATTTGTATGAGCATATACTCCAAGTCTATCATATTTTACTTGCCCTACTTTAGGAGAATAATTAACTATATTTCTATAATTGTATTGGTGAAATAAATTATCTACTACTTGACTACCACAGTTATTTCTTTCTATTAATACGGGTGGTGTTCCCCAGTGATAGCAGATATCTCGAACTTTTGTAGTAAATTCAAACGGGTTAATTTCGTTGCTAGCATATTCTGCTACTTGAACTATATTTTGTAAATCAGTTATATCTAATACTTGTATAGCGCTATAGTTTTGCTGGACTCCTTCAGCAACGTCAACACCAATTGTATACAAATGCTCGTTATTTGGTTCTTCCCAAATACTATAACAACCATCTTCAAATAAATGTTTAGGGTCCCTTGTCTCACTGGCGAGCTTGGCGTAGAAGACTTCATCAATAAAAGAGTCACCGGTATCAAGGAATTTACATTCAAACTCTTGCGCAAAGGCTTCTTCACTACCTATCGAGCGAATGGTATCTTTCTTCCACGCTTCGTCTCTTCCAGGGATTTCATCCCATAAAATCTTTTCTGCTTTCCAGTTACTCTTACCATTATCGGCATCTGTGTACAAATTATAAAAAAGGTTATTGCTACCGTTAGGGGTTGATGCCACGAATATTTTAGATTTTTTAGAACTAGAAATAATAGGGTAAACTGATTTCCAAAAACTATCGACCAAATTATTAGGGATGAATGCAAGCTCGTCTAGAATTAATACGTTACAAGAATCACCACGTCCAGCATCTGAACTCGTAGTGCTAATACCTATACTACTACCATTTGCTAATTTCATAGAAGTCTTACCATATTCTAAAACACCAGGTTTTAGATAGTTAGGTAATTTTTCATATGCTGTACGAACACGAGAGAATATATTAATAGCGGTTTGTTCTTTGTTAGCTACTATTAATATACGTTGATCATCTTGAAAGCACGCTATCCAAAGCGCATAAATTGTCATCATTGTAGTTTTACCAGTCTGTCTAGAAGCAAGACAAGCTACAAATCTATTATCTCTCAAACTACGTAAGACTCTTTTTTGACAAGGATATAGTTCTATTTTTATTTTACCGCGATCTAGGTTAACTATATAAAAGAAGTTCTCTGCAAAGTATAGAATGTTTTGTTTAGCTTTCTTGAGAGTCCGTACCATTTCAGGAGTCCATTCAAACTCCATATTAGCATTAGGTAAATCTTTATTACCTAAATAGTACTTATCCTCTTTTTTTTGGCGCGGCATCAATAAATATTTACATGACCGGAAAAGATTTCGACACATTAAATGAAGCATACAGATCTCAAGTGAGCGAGATCGCTCCGCTCGCCGCGGCGCTTCCAGCAATAAAAGCTGTAGGTGGTGCTGCTTTAAGAAAAGGCGCTCAGTGGGCAGCTAAAAAAGCCGCGGACCCTGCGGTACAGGCTGTAGCCAAACAAGCAGCTAAAAAAGTTGCATCTACTGCGGCGGATAAAGCAGGACAAGCAATTAAAAAACGTCTTAAAAAAGATGAAGAAGAAACCAAAGAGGCAGCAAAACCTGACTATATAGATGCTGATGGAGATGGGGATAAAAAAGAACCAATGAAGAAAGCTTTAAAAGATAAGAAAAAGAAAGTTAACGAAAAAGCTACTGACCAGCGACCTAAAGACGAGGTAAAGGCTGATGATATTGAAGAGGGTGGATGTGAACAGGTTCATGATGATTTACAGGAGCCAATCGAAGGATCCGAAAAAGAAGAAAAAAAGTCCAAAAAAACTGCGAAAGAGAGCATAAATAATTCTAACAAAGGTAATATTATGTCCGAAAATAAATCAAC